TCTCGTTCCGGGGTCAATCGGTCCAGCCAGCGCTGGAGCTTTTCCGCCTCCACGGCGGTGGTGTTATCTCCGCCCATGGCGACATCCAGGACCTTGAGGCACAGGCGGACATCTCCCAGCTCCTCATGCAGATGCTCCGCCGCTTGGGCGTGGGTCACCGGCGTGGGATTTTCTCCCCGGAGCTTTCTGGCCATTTTGAGCGCCGCCTGGGTCAGTTCAGCCAGCTCCTCGGCGCATTGCTCCAGCACGGCGGGCAGGCCGATGGCCTCAATGACCTGGCACAGCTCCGCATTGTCAGCCGTTTTCATCTAAAACACCTCCCTGTCTTTTTGTCCTTGATTTCGATGCGGGCCAGCAGCTCAAAGCCACTTTCCGCAATGATAAACTTGAGCACCTTGATGAGAAAATTGACCTTTCCCTCCAGGGCGGCGTCCTCCTGCATGATAGGCCGCAGGGCGTTGTATGCGGTGGGGTCAGGGTAGCCCTCACCGTTTTCCCAGGGTTTAGGGGTCATCTCGCAGCACCTCCTCTTGCCATTTTTCAACGTCAATGCCTTTTTCCTTGAGCTTGTAGCGCTCCGGGTAGAGGTCATCCATCTGGTAATACTCCCTCATCCGGCGGTGTTCCCTGGCCATTGCCAGGTAGAAGTCATGGAGCCGCTTTTCCCTCCAGCCGTAGCACTGGTACAGGGTCCAGAGCACCATGGTGTCCAGGTCAAGGGAAAAGCGGGCATCCGCCTCAAGGCATTGTTGGTTTATCTCGTGCATCATGGCGCTCTCCATGGCCGGGGTCATAATGCCCCGGCCCAGGTCGGAGAGCTTAATGTTAATGCTGGGGTCCTTGGGCACCTGGACGCCCTGCTTTTGCAGCTTGCGCCGCTCCCGCCTATTCATGGCGGGCCTCACGGCGGCACTGGAGGAAATGCTCAGTGGGCTCCCAATCCTCCATGACAAAGACAGTTTCCTCCGGCCCCAGGCCGTGGAGGTCACACACAAAGTCACCCTCACCCAGATACATGCAATGGTCACACATGTTGGGGTCACAGGTCTTGGGCATCGGGCGGCGGCGTTTCTTGTTCTTAGACATTGCTGTCCTCCTTGGTGGCAATCTCACCTGCACAGGCCGCATAACCGGCCAGGTCCACAAAGCTGTCCGGGCTGGAGCCGGTAGCAATCCGGGCCACCTTGAGCAGCCCCATCATGGCGGCCACATCCTTGGGGGTGATGTGGTTGACGGCCATGACCCTGGCCAGCTCCGGGTGGGCCGCCCGGAGGTAGACACCCCAAAGCAGGCCGATGGTTTCAAAGTTGTTCTCCGGGGTGCCATAGTCCCGCTCACGCTCTCCGCAGACACAGACACGGGCGGCCTCCAGTATTTCAGCTCTTTTCATGGGGCACCTCCAGATCATCAAACACCACGGGGACAAGCTCCTGCATCTCGTGGAGCAGCGGGACGGCCAGCTCTCTCATCTGGGGGTGAGCCGCCGGAGCCGTGCGGAGCTTGAAAAAATGCCGCCATTCCCGGAGGTTGGCAGTCATCACCACCTCCGTCTTGAGGCTGTTGGGCAGTACGGACCGGGCCTCCTGGGGCGTGCAGCCAAAGGTGAGCATATCAAAATAGGCGTCCTCGGCGCAGCGGCAGGCGTCCCTCCAGATGTCCCAGCCCGGCGTCCCCTCCACCAAAAAGATGGGCTTGATGACGGTGATTTCTTTACCAAAGCCGTCTTTGGAGTAGTTGCAGTAGCGGGTGCTTTCCTGGCAGTAGGAGGCCAGGCGGTGACGGACCAGCTCATGGGACACGCCTCGGTCACAGATAAACTTGACGGTGATGTTGAAGTGCTCCAGCACAGCCTCATGGCCTCGCTTGATGATGTTGGCCACAAAGGTGGCGGCGCTGGTGCCGGTGATTTTGTCCTCGGACTTGTAGCACACCCGCCCGCACAGCTCAATGTGCTGGAGGATGGCCTGGCCATCCAGCGGGGTGAGAATTTCAAAGCTGGGAGAGATGATTTTCATGCGCTTAACTCCTCTCTGATTAAGTGGGGGCAGTTGGCCTGGACCAGCACCTTGGCCATGATGGGGACCACACTGTTGCCAATGCGGGCCACCTGTTCCTTGATGGGGTAGGGCTTGCCCTCACAGTCATGGGTGATGATGTAGTCCGCTGGAAAGCCCTGCATGAGCTTGAGCTCCGGCTCCGCTTTCAGCATCCGCAGGAAAATGTCCTTGAGGATGTATTGCTCACCGTCCAGCTCCGTCACCACATTCACCAGGCCAAAGCGGTCTTTGGTGGTGATGGTGGCCAGAGGCTCCGCAAGGGTTTGGCCGCCGCCGGTGCCGTAGTATTTGATGAGGAAAGCGGACACCAGCCCGAAGTGACCGGGTGAGGTGGTGATGGTGTGCAGAGGCTCCCGGCAGCTTTGGCCGATGCCGGTTTTGTAAAACTTGGTGACAAAGGCGGTCACCAGTCCATAGCGGTTGCTGGTGTCAATGGTCTTGATGGGCTCAGTCAAAAGCTGGCCTCTGGCGTCCCCGGCTTTGGTTTCGCCGTGGTACTGGATGAGGAAAGACACGGCCTCTTTGTTGTTCACAATGTAGGGGGCCGGATTTTCCACAACATACTTGCGGTAACCGTTGGCAATCCGCCGCAGGGTGGCATCCGCCAGGGGCTTTGGCCGGTCAAAGATGGACCGGCCCAGATCAGTCCAGTTAATGAAGTCACCGCAGGGGACCCATTTCTCGGTGCCGGGGCGGCCCTCTTTGCTGTGCGTAGGTGCGGGCCAGATGATGGGGCGCTTGTCCCGTCTGAAAATGGCATACCACCGTTTTCTTGTGGTAGGGGCTCCATAGTCGGCGGCCACCAGCTCACGGCTGTCAAAGGCATATCCCAGGGCACACATGGCGGAGATGAATTTGTTATAGTCCTCACCGGCCCGCTCTTTGATGGGCCTGCCGGTAGCGTCCAGAGGACCCCATTGCTGGATTTCCTCCACATTCTCCATGATGATGACCTCCGGCAAAATGGCCTTTGCGTGCTTGTAGACTGCCCAGGGCAAGATGCGGAGCCCCTGGTGGCGGGGCTGGCCGCCTTTGGCCTTGGAGTGGCTGGTGCAGTCCGGGGAGGCCCACATCAAGTCAACCGGCCTGCCTGCCACATATTTGGGCAGGTCAACGGTGAAAATGTCCTCCGTCAGATGCAGGGTGTGGGGGTGGTTGACCTTGTGGATGCGGATTGCCTCCGGGTCATGGTTGATGGCAATGTCAATGGGACGGTTGAGGGCCAGCTCAATGCCTTTGCTGGCCCCTCCGCCACCTGCAAAACAGTCAATGAGCAGTCCGTTCATGCGGGTGTTTCTCCTTTGTGTTTTTTCCGCCGGAAAAAACGGCGGTCAATCGGCCCGGAAACCATGCCGGGCAAGGTAGCGCTCCGCCTGCTGTTCCTGGGTGAAATGGCGGCTTTTGCGGCGCTCCCGGTCCCGTCCGTAGACAACGGTGGAGCCGATGCCCTGCACCAGCCAGTAGTCCTTGTTGTTCTTGCGGACAAGGTTGTAATAGACGGCCTCGCCTTTATCGTTTACCATGTGCATGGTCCGTGCCTCCTTGCTGGCAGGTAAAATAGTTTCTCGGTTACAGTGAATTGATTGCCCTTGTTTCGGTCCAGGGTACGGGTGAATGGTTTTTCCCAGATGCACTCAATGCCGGGCGGTGCCTCCTGTTCGCTCACAAAAACCGTGTGGCCCGTGTCGGCCAGGAGGTGCATGGCCCGCCAAAATTCTGCACTGTCAAAGCGCTCCCCGCTGTACCCCGTGGTGTTGTTATAAGGTGGGTCGGCGTAAATCACGGCCCCTGGAGGAATACGCACCCGGCGATAGTCCTCGCATACAAAGCGGGCGTCTTGCAGGGTCGCCATATCCTTGAGGAGTGAGCGCTTGCTTTGCAGTGCATAGTTGGTGCCGGTGGCGTTTCTGGCATATCCTCCAAACCATTTGCCGCCAAAGCTGCATCCAAAGCCAACGAAACCGGCCAGGGCTGGGTCATCATCCTTGTGGTCCCGTATGTAGTGGTATTCCTCCGGGGTGATGTGCTCCGGCAGCTCGTAGCCGTTTTGGACGCCCTGGAGCATGGCGATGAGGTATTTGTGACGGTCATTGAGTATCTTGCGGGAAAATCCCTGCACCTTGCTTTCAACGGCACAGCTACCACAAAATAGGCTGACAAAGCAGTCAGCCCCCCCCCCGCCACAAGCGTGATTATCTGGGCAAGGGGCTTGGCAATTCGTGATTTTCCGCCTTGGTATCTCATTGATAAACTCCGCAATCTGCCGGGCAATCCGGCTCTTTCCGCCCATGTACTGCACCGGCGTCAATCCTTTCCTTAGTCTTTGGTAAAGTAGTAGCCCACCCAGCCAGCCGCCTTGAGCGGCAGGTCAGGGGCCCAGGGTACCGGCTCCCCCATGATGGAGCAGACGGTGCCCAGCATGGCGTCCTCCGTGTCCCAGGGGGCCACATCAATGACCACCTCGTCATGGACGTGGAACACCACCGGGAGCCCGGCGGCCTCCAGCCGGTCAATGGACAGGGCCAGGCAGTCACGGGCAATGGCCTGCACGCAGTTCTCCACCAGCTTGCCGCCATAGGTTTCGATGCGTTTCCAGCGCTTTGTTTTCTGGTCCATGCCCATGTAGGAGATGGAGGGCCGCCCCCATTCGTTCTGGCCAATGCCGGGGCTGATATAGTAGAGCTTGCGCCCGGAGGGGAGCCGGATGGTGAGGCAGTCGGTGCCGTTGTCATAGTCGTACTCACGGGCCAGCAGCAGGCCGTTGACGCCGGTACTGCCGCCCTCGGTGATGACCTGGACAGCGGCATTGTCCATGGAATACCACAGGTCACGGATGCGCTTGTTGGCCTCCCGCCAGCGGCTCACGATGTCCGGGAGCTCCTCCTCGGTGAGGCCCATGTCCAGGGCTCCCATGGTGATGAGGGCCCCGGTGCTGCCCTGGTAGCCCAGGGCCAGCTCTGCCACCTTTCCCTTTTGGCGGAGGGCGTACTCCGGGCGGCCTTTCTTGATGAGCTCCAGGGGGACGCCGAACATTTGAGAGGCGGATGCCTCATAGATTTTGCCGTGGGTGCGGAACACTTCCAGCCGCCATTGCTCCTTGGCCAGCCATGAGATGACACGGGCCTCAATGGCGGAAAAGTCGGCGTCAATCAGCACATGCCCCTCCGGGGCCACAAAGGCCGTGCGGATGAGCTGGCTGAGGGTGTCTGGCACGCTCCCATAGATGAGCCGGAGGGCATCCAGCTTACGGCCCTTGACCAGCTCACGGGCCAGGTCCAGCGGCTCCGTATAGGTCCGGGGCAGGTTTTGCACTTGCACCAGCCTCCCGGCCCACCGCCCGGTCCTGTTCGCCCCGTAGAATTGGAGCAGGCCCCGGACCCGTCCGTCCTCGCAGACGGCGGCCTCAATGGCGTCATACTTCTTGGTGGAGGTCTTGCCCAGCTCTTGGCGTATCTCCAGCATCCGGCTCACCTGGGGGCTGTTATCGTCACGGCCCAGCAGGCGGGCCACCGTGTCCTTTCTCAGATCGGCCAGCTCCTCACCAATCTCCTCCTGGAGCCAGGTGGTGAGCTGGGCCACGCTGTTGGGGTTGGACAGGCCGGAGAGCCGCATGGCCTCCGCCATGAGGGTCTGGCGCACGGTGTCCCCCAGAGAGAGGGCCCCGGTGACCAGCTCCAGGTCCACGGCCACGCCCCTGGCGTTGATGATGAGGTCCGTTTCCCATTGCTTTTGCACCCAATCCGGGGGCATGAACGCTGAGAGCCGCCGCTCAATCTCCATCTCCGTGACCACATCCTGCTTGCAATACTCTTTGAAAAGCTCCCATTTTGCGGGGTCATGCTGGGGCAGGTTGCGGGTCCTCTGTCCGTTGGCCTTTGTGGGCTTGCACGGTATGCAGAAATAGCGGATGAGGGCCTTGCCAGTGTTGAGCTTTTGCTTGTCCTGGGGGAGCCCCAGGGCCTTGCCAGTGGCATCCAGGCCCGCCGTGTAGCCACAGTAGAGGCCGTGGAACATGGTGCAGCGCCATTGGCTGGGGGGCAGGGTGCCCATGAATTTGGAGAGGCAGCCCCACTCAAAGGGGGCGTTATAGGCGTGCTTGATGTACTCCGGGCTGGTGATGGCCTGGACCAGCCACGGGGGGAGCCTCTCCCCCCGGGCCAGGTCGATGATTTCAACAGGCGCACCATCCAGGCTGAACGCAAAGAGCAGGATTTCAAAGTCCGGGCTCTGGATGTACTTCTGGGCACCGGCCTTTGCCAGCGGCACGCTGGAGTAGGTTTCAAGGTCAATGCTGAGATGGTGCATGAGTGGGCCTCCTTATGCGCTGAAAGCGGCGTCCTTGGTGTAGAGCTCCATGATGTTCTCCGTGTTCACGCCACGGGCCTCCAGCTCATCCATCATGGCCTTAAAGAGCGGGGTGCCGGTCACATACTGGACCAGCTCCTCAGAGGTGAGGCTGGTGGCGTTGTGGAGGGACTTCTTGCGGATGTCCTCCCCGGAGCCGTTGGGGGTCCAGGCCTCCTGCTCCTCAAAAGTGGCCTCCTCAATGTCGGTGACCAACATGGCCTGGACACGGGCGGGCTTTTGCACCAGCATCTTGACCGTGTTGAGCAGGTGGGCGGTTTCCATGTCCTTGACCTCAAGGGCCAGGCCAAAAGCTCCAATCCAGAGCTTGCCATCAAAGCGGGTTTTCATCGGTATTTCCTCCTTTGTCAGTTATCACATGGGCTGGCCGGTGATGGGGTTGATGCCGTTGCCGCCGTTCCAGGGCGGGGTGTTAGCAGGCATGGGGGCCGCACCGTAGTTGGGAGCGGGGGCACCGTAGTTGGGGGCCGGAGCGGTGGGGGCGGCTCCGATGCCTGCAAAGTCAGAGGCGGCGGAGGCCTGGCCGCTCAGAGGCTCCCCGTCACGGGTTTTGAGGACATTGCCCAGGCCGCAGCCGATGCCCTTGTTTCCGCTGTTGGAGTAGCCGAAAAAGCGGATGGTCACACGGCCATACATGCCGCTGTAAATGTCGGAGGGGGCCAGCTCACAGTTGATGTTGTCGATGCCCACCACCTGGGGCTTGTTCTTGGTGCTGGCGGTGATGACCCAGTGGCCCTTGCACTCATCGCCAAAGGGGACACCGGACTGGCGCACGCCGTCACCGTCGTGGATAGGCACCTTGAGCACCGGGGGGCGGGCCCCGTTCCAGGTCTTGGTCAAGGCCTCCTGAGCGGCGGCGTTGATGGCGGCGTCAATGTCTGCCTTGGTGGCCGTGTCGGTCTTGGGGATGAGCAGGGTGACGGAAAACTTGGGCTCACCGCCCTGCTGGGAGGCCCTGGGGGTGGTCAGGTTGCAGTAGGAGAGGCGCACCTCGCCGGTCAGCACTTTCATGGGGTCATTCTGATACATAATCCTTGATCTCCTTTTCTTAATTCATTGGGTGTTTCGTATCGGGAAAGAGGGTTTCCTCAAATACCTTGCGGGATGCCACCAGCCGCTCATAGCGTGCGTGGGCTTGCTTGAAACGGGTGGTGAGCTCTTTGTTGATGCGGAGCTGCTCAACCGTTTTGGGGTTGCGGCTCCTTGGTTTGTCCACCTTTCTCCAGCCGTCCTCATAGGCTTTTGCGGCGGCTCTCATGGTTTCCTGAGCCTCCGGGATGGCGGTGTCAAAGTAGGACCGGATGCCCTGGATGGCGGCCTCATTTTCAAACTGGGCCTTTTTGGCCAGTCGAAAGAGCTTTTTGAGGTTGTGGATGGGCAGGTGTTCCAGTGCGGAGTACAGGACAGCCGCATGGAAAGAGCCGTGCCGGATGGTGAAAAAGTCGCTGCCGTTCATCCATCAACCACCCCGGCAAAATCAGAGGCGGCGGGGGCGTAGGCCTCCCGCTTGTCAGAGGCCGGGGCAAGGGTGGGCTTGCCGGGCGGCTTGTAGACAAAGCTGCCAATCTTCTCCTTAAAGTCAGCCTTGCCCATCAGCTCCTCCAGTTGGGTGAGGGTCTTGGGCTTGCGCTCGTAAACCATAGCCTCATCATAACCGGCGGCAATGACCGCCTTGATGGCCTCCTCCTGGTTAGTAAAGGTCCGATTGCTCCGGCCCTCCACCAGTTTCCATCCGGGGATGGCTTTTCCCTGTTTCAGGGCCTCGGTGGCATAGTTCTCAAGGTCCGTGTACCATTGGACCAGAAACTTGCCCCGATACAGGAGGGCACCGATTTCCTCATCAGAGAGGAGCGGGTGGATTTCCTCCCCGGTGAGCGCCCCGGTGTGGGAGTGCTCCTGGGGGACCAGGGCATCCGCCGGAATACTCCCGGCGGGCACACAGTCCTTGAAGTCCTCCAGGGCGGTGTTGATGTTGGCACGGGCCCGGCATTGGGCCTTGCCACGGCAAAAGCGGCAGTGGTCGCCGGGGACAAACTCCCCCAGGCCGGAAAAGGCTTTCTGGGCGATGGGCTTGATGCTCTCGCCCCAGGCCCGCAGCTCATCAACGGTGATTTCATCCGTGGTGTAGCTGTCCAGCCGGGGCTGGTCAATGGTCATGCGGACCCGCTTGATGGTGTCCCCGAACACGGGGGCATAGCGGTGGAGAGCGCCCAGGGCGTAAAGCCGCATTTGGGGATTGCCCACGGCGGACACGGGGACGCCCTTGCCGTGCTTGTAGTCCACGATGCTGAGGAGGTCACCGCCGATGATGCAGCAGTCACAGGTGCCAAAGCCCTCCGGCACATAGTCCGAAAAGTCCACCTGGACCTCCACGGCCACGGTGGGGGCGGTGTCATAGGCCATGACCTGCTCCATGATGTGTTCCAGGTAGAGGTCCGTGGTCTTGTCCATCTCCGGGGTGTAGAGGGGGTCCTTTTTGAGCTTGTTGAGCCGGGTGTTGTAGGTCCGGGTGCTCATGGGGGTGCATTTCTTGGTGACCTTGAGCTCACCAATGGCGTGGGCCAGGCGGCCCTCCTCCGCATATTCGCTGGTGCTCTCCGGCAGCCCCTCCTCAAAGCGGGGGGCTGCCGTGCATACCAGCCAGCGGGCGGCAGAGGACGCCGAAAGCAAGGCATGTTTGACAGGGGGCATGGTAGCACCTCCTTAAATCTGAGCGCCCAGGGCCCGGAGCTCGGTGGCGAAAGCGCCGTACTGCTCCGGCTGGAGCTGGGTGACGGCCTGCACACCGTAGCGGCCCAGCAGCTCCAAAAGCTGCTGCATCTTCCCAGCATCCACCAGGGAGGCCCCGGCACGGGAGATTTGGTCCAGGGTGTAGGTGGGGGCTCCCGCCACGGGCACGGTGGGGGCCGGGGTGTTACCAGGGGCGGCAGATGTCTGGCCAGCAGTCGGCGCAGGAGCGGGGCTGGGGGCCGCCACAGGGGGCGCAGGAGCAGGGGTAGGGGTCTGGGTAGGGGTGACCGGCGCAGGGCTCACAGGGGCCGCAGGAGCGGGCGCAGGGGCCGGGGCCGGGGCCGGGGCCGGGGCGGTGGGATAGCTGGCCACCGGCAGGGGCTCATCCGGGGTCAAGATGTCGGGGTCCGGGCCGGAGGCAATGGCCTTCGCCAGCTTGAGGATAGAGGCGGCCAGATCGGGAGCCTCAACGGTGATTTTCATTTCCATCATGGATGTCATCCTCCTTTTCGTTGTCTTTGCAGTCACATTTTTCTCCGGGGTCCAGGTTGGCCCCGCAATAGGGGCAGGTCCAGTAGTAGGGCATGGCTCAGTCCTCCAAAACGCTTGTCCAGTAGTCAAAGCGGTCCATGACCTTGCGGGAGTGGTCGGTGGAGTATGTCCCGGCGGCCCACAGGTTTTGAGCGCCGGAGGGGCCGCAGTTGTAGGCCATGACGGCCAGCTCCGGGTCCCCGTAGGCGGTGAGGTAGTCGGACAGGAACAGGACACCGGCCTCAATGTTCCCGGCGGGCGTCATGGGGTCAATCCCTTGCTCCAGGAGCCACCCATGGTTGACCTGGTTGATTTGCATGAGGCCGTAGTCATTGGTGCTGCTGGCGGCATCCGGGTCAAAGCGGCTTTCCACATCGGCCACGGCCAGCGCCAGGGCGTATGGGACGCCGTACTCCTCACAGCAGGCCTGCATGGTCACCTGGAGGTCATAGTCCAGGAGGTTGCCGTCCGTCACGATGTCATCCCGCCAGAGCACCGCCTCCGTGGTAGGGCTGGGCGTGGGGGCCACGCTGGGCTCCGCTGAGGGCTCCGGGGTGGCGGTGCTCTCCAGGACCGGCTCCGGGAGGGTGGGCACCGCTTTGTCAGCGGCGCTCACCCCCACACAGTAACCGGCGGCGAAAATGGCGGCGCACACCAGCGCCAGGATGATGACCGGGCCATAATTGCGGCGGCGCTTGCGCCGGGCATGGCGGCTGGGGGCTCTCTGGCCAATCTCATGGGTGGTCACGGAGCTCACCCCTTAGTTGCCGATGCGGCGGAAAAGCTCCTCCGCCAGCTCTCGGACGGTGTACTGCTCCAGGGGGTTGGTGTCCTCAGCCTCCACGATGAGGGAGGAGGAAATGAGGAAAGCGGGGCGGGACCCGCGGGTGTAGGCGCAGCCGCCGTAGTAGATGTTGCCATCGGAGTACAGCCCCATGACCCATGTGTCATCCTCATTGACCTTGGGGGTGCTCCAGGGCGTCACAGACCACTCAAAGCGCTCCGGCAGGGGCAGGATGTCATGGTACTTGCGGAGCTCGTCCAGGGTCAGCGGGGCCACCTTGCAGTCACAGGTGCCATACTCCGTGGAGCCGTTGAGGGCGGTGAGGTCCACGGTGCGGGTGATGACCTCATCGGGGTTGCCGTCCGTGAGGCTCCGCAGGTAGGGGCCATTGAGGTGGGCCCGGAGAGAGCTGGCGGCAAAGTTGTTGGAGCTGCCAAAGGCGTGGGTCATCTGGTCCAGGTGCAGCATGAGGGTGCCGTCCTTGCGGTGCTCCAGCACCAGGCAGGGCTCTCCGTGGTAGTCCACGGTCTTACCGGGGGCGATGTTCAAAATAGCGGTTTTCATTGGTATGTCCTCCTCACTGGTCGGTTTCGTCCTCATCATCGTCCCCGGAGATGTCAATGAGGTTTTCCGCCTGGACGATGATTTCAGACACAATTTGACGGATGGGCAGGCCGGTCTTGAAACGGAGCCGCCGGACTACTTTCTCCGCCTCCGGGGTGAGCCGGACGGTGCCGATGCACTCATCGGTGCTGGTCCGGGTCCTCAAAATAATGGGTTTCATGGTGTGCCTCCTTTGAATGTTGTGAAAAGCGGTGGTGCGGGTATGTACCTCAGCGGCTCTGCTTTCCCCTCCGCTCAAGTTCCTGCTGCATCCTGAGCTGGGCAAGGGAAGCATCATACTGCAATCGCTGGTCCGGGAGGCGGACCCCAGAACGGCCCCGGCGCAGTTCCGTGTAGAGCGTGGACAGCGGCACATCAAGGGCCACCGCCATGTCTTTGACCGTTTTGCCTTGCTCCCAAAGCTCCTGGAGCGCCTGCCGGGCCTGGAGCGTTGCGAAAGCGTAGCTCGCCATGTTCTCACCTCTTTTCTGCTTGCGGGCATAAAAAAAACTTAGCTTGCCGGGTGCCAGACTTTACAATCTGGACCCTGCAAACTAAGTGTAGTGGGTGCCGGGCTAAAAGTCAAGAGAAATTTGCATAAGTCAAGAAAAAACGGCAATCAGCACAAATAAAAAGCGCCCTTATTGGGCGATTTCACAACAAAACAACATGGCAAGCCAGCCGGATGGGGTCAAGCCCATTCGGCTGGCTTGCTTTATGCGCCGTCAAGCGGACAGGAGCTCTTTCTCAAAGAGCATGGCCGCCGATTTCCACCCCAGCAGCTTGCGGGGGTAGTTGTTCACCCACCTCTCTGCCGCCCTCACCTCCTCCGGCTTTACGGTGTCAAAGCTGGTGCCCTTGGGGAAAAACCGTCTAATCAGTCTGTTCATGTTCTCATTGGACCCCCGCTCAAAGGCGCTGTATGGGTGGCAGAAAAACACAATGGTCCGCTTGCCCTTGCGCCGGTGGGCGGCCTCGATGCCCTCGAAGTCTTGAAACTCACAGCCGTTGTCCACCGTGATGGATTTGAACAGCTTATAGAACAGCTTGCCAAAACGGCGCTCCAGGCTGTTGATGGCCTTGACCACGCTGGCCGCCGTGTGGTCCTCCAGGAGCATCACAATCCCCATGCGGGTCCGGCGCTCTGTGAGGACCAGGAGGGCTTTTTTGGAGCCCTTGCACCCCATGATGCTGTCCATCTCCCAATGGCCAAAACTGCCCCGGCCTTTGACCTCCTGGGGGCGGTTTTCGATGCTTTTCCCGTGGGAGCTCCGAGCGGCCTGCTGTCTGCTTTTGGCGGCGTAGTGGCGGCGGCCTTTGTTGTGCAGGTGCTCTGGTGTGAGGTGGAGGAACACGTCCCCACGGTAGATGTAATTATAGAGCGTGTTCTCACATATCACGGTGTCATAGACCTCACCGTTGTTGCGGATTTCCGCAAGGGCGGCTCCAGGGGCAAAGCCCTGGACCATGACCAGCTCCTCCAGACGTTGGACCAGGGCGTGGTCTTTGCCAATCTTGAGGTCCCGGCCTTTTTCTTTGAGAAAATCCCGGTATTTCCGCTCCGCCACTTCCGGGCAGTAGACCTCAATAAACTCATATTCGGAGGTTTGCTGGATGCAGAGGCCCCGGTTGATTTCATAGTAGATGGACCGCTCACACTTGCCCAGAGCGCTGGCAATGGCGGTTTTGGTAAAGCCTTTTTTGAGCATTCGCTCCAGGGTCAGGCGTTGGTCCCAGGTGAAATGCTTGGCGTCTTTATGGTTCATGTTGCACCTCCAAAAATAAGAAAAGCGGGGCGTTGCCGCCCCGCTCCAATCTGCCGTTTATGCCGCCGTGTATTGCTCCAGCAGCTTGACGGTCACCTCATCTGTCAGGATGTCCCCCAGCTTGCAGTCCAGGGCAAGGCAGAGTTTCAATAGTGTGGCCAGCTTGGCCCCGTTGAGGTCTTTCACGCCCTGCTCATAACACTGGAGCGTCCGCACATTGAGCCCGGCGGCACTGGCCAGTTGGGATTGGGACATCCCGGCGGCCAGACGGGCGTTTTGCAGTTTGCTGTTTTTCTTGGTGTCCATCATGCTCACCTCCGCCATGCCCTTATTATACTACTTTAGTTGTATAGTGTCAATAAAAAAATTTGAGCCCGGTGCAATCCGGGCTCTTTTCTCAGTCATCGGCTTTGTGCTGCCGCAGCCGGTCTGCCAATTCCGCAAGGATGGCCACATCCCGCTCATCCAGGCCGGTCACGTTCACTGTATGCAGGGGCTCAACGCCCAGCAGGTAGTCCGTGGAAACGGAGAACAGCCGGGCCAGGTCCACCAGGGATGCCGGGGACGGTGTAGAAAGTCCCTGCTCCCAGGAGTTGACGCCGTTCCTGGTTATACTCAGCCGCCGGGCAAGGTCTGCTTGGGTCCAGCCCCGTGCCTGCCGGAGTTCTTTTATTCGTTCTGCTATCACCAGCATCACCTCCACAATGTAAATTATAGTGTGCTCGTTTGACTTGTCATTGTCACTTTGGGCTCCAATACTTGACACAATGGTGGTGAAACCGTACAATGGAGATGCAAAGGAGGCGGTGCCATTGTTCACGGAGGATGAAAAGCGTTTCCTTGATGCGCTTGAGGCCGCTCTGGTGACGGCCAGAAAGAGCCCGGCGGTTAATATCACCCGCATGGCAGACAAGGCGCTTTCCGTGCGTTCTCGACACGGCTATTTAGGTAAAATCAAGTTGCAGGGCCGGAAAACATGGATGCAGTACATGACCAGCCTTTACAACGCAGAGGTGGCGGAAAACCGCCCGCTTGAGGAATACATCAAGCTCCTCAAGTATTGGGTGCGGGCCGCATGACAGGAGGATTTTGAGATGTTTGGCAAAAAGAAAAAGGAGCTCCCGGCGGGGGCCCGCATGATGCACTATGAGGGCTTGCGTGGATTTAACCAGGACAGCCCGTGTTTTATGGAGCAGACGGAGGCCGGGCTGGTGTTCCGGCAGGTGAATGGCCCGGCAGCCACCTTGCCACTGGAGAAATTGACGGGCCTGGAGCAGATGCCGGAGCGCAATTTCATGGCCCGGTATCACGGCACAGCGGCCACCACGGCCCACGGGGCGGCGGTCAAGTGGTTTGCTGTGTTTCACTATACAGCCCAGGAGGGTGAGCGGATGCTGGCCTTTTGGTACACAGAGCCCAAAACCGGCAACGCTCTCCGGGAGCTTGCGGCGCAGGTTGGAGTGTCTGCCCAGGATTACACCCTGTAAAAGAGCATAAAAAAAGAGCCGGAGAGGTGTGACCCTCTCCGGCTCTTTGCGTTACTCGGTCTTTTTCTGGTCAAGCTGGGCAATGGCCTCTTTCAATTTATCAAAGCCGAACATGGCAGCATAGGCCACGAAAAAGCCCAGGACCACAGCGGCCACCACCATATACCAGACGATGGCAACGCCCTGGGTTTCGCAGTATGCGAAAAAGGCCACCAGGGTCAAGGCCATGGCGATGAGCACCGCCAGGATATTGGTGGGCAGCTTGTCCCAGGTGAGCTTTTTGAGCACCTGCACCACAATGTTGGTGACAATCACCAGGACGCCCACGATGCTGAGGATGACGGACCAGTCAAAGATGATTTCCATGAGTTTTTCCTCCTTTTTCTGTTACCCCACCAGAGTGAGGTCTTTGCTGTTGACGGCGGCGGTCACCACGCCGTTCTGGCCGATAACCACACGGGAGCCGTCCACCTGCATGACGGTGTAGGTGCCGGTGTAGACGAAAGAGGCCAGGGAGCCGCCGGTGTAGGTCTTGGCCCCTTTGTTGACCTTGACCTTGGAGCCCACGGTGATAGCCCCCTCCACCTGGATGTCCGCAGCATCCACCCAGCCGTAGACGGTGGAGCCGCCGCCGGTGACTTTGATGAGGTGATAGGGGTGCTTGGCGTTCTTGGCAATGGCCGTGACCTTGGCCTTGCCGGGCTTGCAGGCGGAGCCGTTGGTGGCGTTGGAGCTCACATAGTGCTTGGTGCCGGTAAAGGTCACGGTGTCGCCCACAGCGGCCTCCAGGGCGCTCCCAGAGGCCGGGGTGTCCTGGGACCCGCCCCCAGTGTTTCCGCCCGTGGTGGCCCCCGTGTAGTTCACATAGGGCAGCTTGCCGTGCTTGGTCCACCGGCGGGTGTTGTAGCCAGACTTGCTGCCGATGTTGCCGACGGCGGTGATTTGGACCTTGTTCTCCCACTTGGGGGTACACTCCACCGCCAGGCCGCCCCCAATGTAGATGCCGATATGGCCGGACATCCAGACGGCCTCACCGATGACCATATCAGCCCAGCCAGTGGTGCTCACCTCGGTGCATTTGGTTATCATGGTATCAGCGCCGATGTCCGGCACGCCGTTGACGGCGTAGCTTGCCCCGCCGTAGGTCTTGGCGGCGTTGCCGTTCCAGCCCCAGAGGATGCCTTTGATGAGGCAGACGCAATCAAAGCCATACACGGGCGGGCTCTGGTTGGCGGCGGCCTTAATCATGGCCGTGCGGGTGGCGTCTTTGTTGTAGGAGTGGTTGTTGCAGTAGCGGCTCACGTTGGAGCCAGTCAGAGGTGCCCCAAAGCACCCCATGACATACAGCGTCTTGTAGTTTTTGGCGATGTCCACGGCCTTGTTGACAAGCTCCTGGGCAGTCATTTTGCTCATACTATGTACCATCCTTTCTTAGTCTTTCAGCACGATTTCAGCGATGCGGACAGCGACATCCGCCCCATACTTATCCGCAAACTGCTTGAGAAACCGCTGGGCGTATTTGGCCCGGTTTTCGTTTTTGGCTTTCCAGAAATAGAAACCGCCCCAGGCCCCATTGGTCACAAGAGAGGCCCCGGCCAGGCCAGCCAGGGCCGTGACATCAAAGCCCAGATAATTGGTGACGATGGTGGCCACGCACAACATGATGGAGATGGTCACATGGGCCCAGAGCAGCTTTTTTGAGGTGTCTATTTTTCACGCCCTCCTTTCCAGTCCCTCCAGAGGATTTCAACCATGCCCAGCAGGGCCAGGAAAAACAGCCTCATGGCGGGCCTCAATAAATAGCGTGGATGCCCTGCACGGTCAAAAAATCTTTCTGCTCATGTTTGACCTTGCGGGCGTATTCCAGGGCGGCGTGCATGTCCCCGTTGCAATGGGCATCTGGGATGCGCTGGACGGCCACGGCGGTGGCCTCCGCCAGCGCCAGCGCCGCCCTGGTGTTCTGTATCAGCAGGACCTCATTTTGTTCACGGGCGGCCTCCCGCTTGTCCTGCACGGCCTCCCGCTTGCTGATGCGCCGCTGGAGCAGCCAGAGCCCCAGGGAGGTGACAGCCGTGGGGATGCCCAGCAGAGTGAGCAGGCCGCCCAAAGATAGCTCAATAACCATGCGGTCCTCCTTTACTCGCTGGCCTCAGTCCAGCCATAGACGCCGGGCTCCCAGACATTGCCGTCAAGGTCAGAGGTCCAATGCTTGCTGTTATGGCTCACCTTGGCCCCTGCTGCATAGGCATCATGGGCCCCCAGCGGCTGGCTCCAGGCGGGCCACTCCTCCGCAGGGTCACTGGTGATGGACCACAGGGAGGCGGCATTGGGCGGCTCCCATCCCGTCTGGGAGGTGTGGGCCTGCACGCAGCGGTAGAGCTTGCCCTCATACTGCCGGAGCTGGCCCACGGTGTAGTTGACATTGGCCGCCCATTCGGAAAAGAGGCTGGCTTGTTCGGATGCGGTGATGTCGTCAATGCTCCCGGCCTCTGCCAGCACCACAAAGGCGATGGCGGCGGCGTCATTGCGCTGCTGTTCGTAGCGCTGGGCCTCATGGAGTTCCTTGAGGCTGGTGGTCTTGGTCTTGATAGCCATTACTGAAAAGCACCTCCGATGTTGGAAATGTAGCCGCCGGTGTTGCTGGACCCCCGGCTCACAGTGACCTTGAAATTAAAGGCAAAGCCGTTGGTGGCGGTCTGGTTGGTGAAAACGTGGTTGTTGCCGTTCTTCACGTCCTGGGTGGCGTCCTCCCAGACGGGCTCTGTGTCGTTGGCGTTGTTGGTCACCAGCACCTCCAGGTCAGCATCCGCCGGGATGGAGCCCAGGATGTTGAGCACCATGACCGTGATGGTGTCATCGGCGTCCAGGGGCTCTGCCAGGGTGATGGAGGCCTCATAGACTGCCTTGGTAAAGGTCACGGTGTAGGGGGTGCTGTCCGCTTTGCCGTCATTGGCCACCACCTTGATGGTGTGCTGGCCGTTGAGGACCTTTTGCCAGTTGGCGGCGGTGACACACTGGACGGTGTTGCTCTGCTCCAGGGTGGCGGTATAGGTCCGCTTGAGCACGTCATCCAGATACTCTTTGACCGTCACGGTGTCCCCGTCTGCATCGTCCACGGAGTAGGTCAGGTCAAAGCCCTCCGTCTTGGTCCCCAAATCGGAGCCGGAGGCCGTGGAGCTGGTGATGGTGGGGAGGTTGTTGTTGTCAACCGTCCGGGTTTCGCTGGTCACATAGGAGCTGGTGGAGTTGTAGGTGTCGTAGGCCCGGACACGATAGGCCACCGTGTTCCACCCGGAGGTGATGGTGTCCGTGTAGGCCAGGCCGCTGCCCTTGTAAATCTGGGTCCAGGAGCCGCCGTCCACTTGCCGCTCCAGCTCATAGCCGCTGAGGTTGCCGTCACTGTCAGAGGCCTGGGTCCAGGAGATGGCCAGGTTGCTGCCGCCACGGACAACAGCGGGGACGGTGATGCTGCCGGGAGCGCCGGGGGCCCGGTTGTTCGTGACCGTCACGGTGCTGCTGGTACGCCAGCCGCTCTCAAGCCCGGCGCTGTCATAGGCCTTGACCCGGTAGGCCACGCTTTCTGTGCCAAAGGCCACGGTGTTGCTGGTGCTGGTGGCGCTGCCCTGGTAGATTTGGGACCAGGAGCCGCCGTCCGTCTGGCGCTCTACAATGTAGCCCTCAAGGTTGTCCTCAGCGTCCGTGGAGGCCGCCCAGCTCACTGTGATGCTGGTGCCGCCGTTGATGCTCTGGGGGACGGAAATGCTGGCGGGCGTAGACGGGGCGGTGTTCTGAAACACAGAGCCGTCATCGCTCACATAGAGGGAGGAGGGGAGAGTGAAAGCGGGGCGGGACCCGTAGGTGAGGGTGCAGTAGTAGCCGCTGATGCGGCCATTGGAGACCAGCCCCCAGGCGCTGCCGGTGCCGTTCGTGTACGGGGAGCGGGTCCATTGAGTGGTGGCGCTGCCCCCTTGATAGGCAATCCGCAGGGTGGACGCAATGGGCAGGGCGGAGCCCTCCACGTTGGCGTAGGTGTGAGATTGCCCCAGCTCGGTGAGGGACAGCAGGAAAACAGCATCGGACCGGGTGGTGACGGTGTTGTTACCGTTGCCCGGCGTGTAGCGGTAGGTGGTGGTGCCCATCGCCTCCTGGATGTCGGCGTCCAGCAGCGCTTTATAGGTGCTGTTCAGCCAGGACCGCATGGTGCAGCTTGCCCAGGCGTTCACGTTGGAGCTGTGCCAGGCCCGCTGGTCATACACGTCCTTGCGGACCACCAGGGTCCTCCCGGCTCCGTTGAGCGATTGCTCATAGTTGTGGCAGGCAACATAGAAGTCAACCAGCGTGCCGTTTTCTTTCAGCTTGATAATACTGCCGGTTGCCTTATTGCCCAGGGTGGTTGTGGCCATTAGATTTCCTCCTTTAGAATGTTCTGCACACGGTCCCGCACCTGCTGGCGCAGGGACCAGGTGTTGCCGTGAGCGGCGTGGGCGTCCCAGGCCTGCCAGCTTTGCAGGATTTTCTCACGGGTCACAAGGCCCGCTGGATAGTCCTGCTCCCACCGGCGGAGCTTGGAGCGCATACGCTTGATGCTGCTGTGCCGCAGCTTGCGGATGACCTTGCCCTCCTCGGTCAGATAGGTGTGAAAGCCCAGAAAATCAATCCCATTGCGGATGGGGAAAATCTGGGTTTTCTCATTGAGCTCCAGCCCCAGGCTGGCCATAAAGGCCCGGATTTCCTTGAGGCAAAATTGCAAGTAGGCCTTGTCCGGGTGGATGAGGAAAAAGTCATCCATGTAACGGCCATACCAGCGGATGCGGAGCTTTTCTTTGACAAAGTGGTCAAATTCATCCAGGAACAGCAGGGCAAAAAGCTGGCTGGTTTGATACCCCAGCGGCAGCCCGTCCGTGCTGTCTATGTAGGTACACAGCAGGTCATAGACAATGGGCTCAAGGTCCAGCTTTTTGAGCTTTTCCTTGAGCCGGTCATGGTCTATGGAGGCGAAAAAGTGCCGCACATCTGCCTTGAGGACCCAGCCCTCCGATGTGCGGTATTTGTTCCAGTATTCCGTGAAAAATCCACGCAGCCGGTCCAGGCCGAAGTGGAGCCCTTTGCCTTTCTGGGATGCGTAGTTGTCCAGGATGAAACTGTTGGTAATCCGCTCATAGATGAGGTTATCCACCAATGCGTGCTGGACCACTTTGTCAACAAAAGCCGGGGCCTGCACAAGCCTTTTCTTTGGCTCGTAGACATAGAACACCCGGAACAGCCCCGGCCTGTAAATCTTGGTTTGCAGGATGTAGACCAGGTTGACGATGTTGGCCAGCAGGTGGACCTCATAGTGTGCGGTGGCGGCCCTGGAGCGCTTGCCCCGCCTGGCCGCCAAATAGGCCTTGTAGAGCACCGCAAAGGTGCATATCTGTGAAAATTTAAGCACGGGTTTTGCACCCCTGAGAAAACATACGGGCGGCCCCCTGTCAGTCCGGCGGCGGGCCCCCCTCTCCTTGTGCGCCGTGTAGGTGCCGCAGGGACGGGACCAGCAGCACCCCGCCGCCTCATAGTGCGGTGGGGTGCATCAGCGCAATGTATTTGCCTTGAGCTCAAGGCTGGATGTGACCTCCTTTGATGTGATGGATAGCGCTGCTTTCGGCTTTGGGCCTACTCGGTCGGGCCTTACCATCAGAGCGGGGCGGGACCCGTTGGTGTTGGTGCAGTTGTTGTTGTTGATGTTGCCATTGGAGTTCAGCCTCCAGGCGTTGTTGGTGTTGTTCGTGTTCGGGGAGGTAGGGGAAAATAAACAGGTCACACCCAAATACACGGCCTTGGTGGCCGTTGTATCTGATTTAATGGGGCCGCAGGGCCTCCGCCATTTGCAGGGCCATTTGCCCCATCTTGGCAAGCTCCTGGGCCGCTTTGGCCTCCCGGAGAGCGGCGGCACGGTTGCCGTCCGATTTTCTCCAGTTGAAAGCCTTTTGCCGGACCGGGCGCACCAGCTCCGCCCAATAGTGGCATTGGTCGCCGGTGATGTATTTCTTTTTGAAACTGAGGTTGATGAGCTGGCCCATGGTTTCACACTCAATGAGCACCCCGTCCAGGTCCTTGAGCCGTTCCTCATACTCGGTTTCAAAATAGCGCCCATTGGCGGCCACGCAGCCCTTGAGGATGCGGATGGCACAGCCCTGGAGCTCGGCACACAGGTGGAAAGCCTGGCTCTTTGGAAAATGCGGCTTTCCCACGTCCTGCACTTTCTCATAGAGGGTTTTCTCCACCATCTGGCCGTTTTCCATCACATAGGCCTTTGTGCGCCTGTATTCCGGGTCTTTCTGCTTGACCCGCTGGATGGTGTACTCCAGCAAATCAGAGGCAAGAGGGATGATGTCATAGCTTGGCATTAAAACTCAATCCTCGCATACGTTTCATTCCAGACGCCCGTGACCACCAGCCCGGTGAGGGTTTCAAAGGTCACCTCAAAGCTGTTGCCGGTCACGTTGGTGCCATATTTCAGCTCAAGGGTGGAGAGGCGGCTGTCTATGCCCGCCATGGTCACACGGATGTCTGGGTGGGAGTTGGTGTCGGTGTCGTGTTCGGAAACGGCGTCCACAATGTCCTGGCGGATGTCGGCATGGCTTGCGGGGTCCGTGTTATGTTCGGCAATGGCCGCCTTCAGGTCCTCCGGGCTCACCGTGTCCAGGGACGCCGTGACGGTAAACTCCAGCACGGAGCTGTCCACCACAACGATGTGCATGAGCATGGTGAGCCGCCCGTCCACGCCGGTGGAGATTGCCACCTTTTCCGTGTCCGGGGTGTTGCAGATGGCAATGAGGGTGCCGTCCTCGTCAAAGAGGCCCATTTCACGGACAATGAAGTTGCCCACGCTGTCATCAATGATGATTTTCACGTCCATCATGTTGGGCACCGTGGGGTTTTGCTCCGCAGACACGATGGGACCCCGCCACAGCTCCCGCACAAGCTCAGTCTGCTCCGTGCTGGGCACATAGTAGCTGCCCCCGCCGTCACCGGCGGCGGCCTGGGTGATTTTCAGCTTGGTCCCTGCCAAAATGCAGTTGGTAATGAGGGTGGCCCCTGCCGTGGTGATTTTAGTGCCGTATTTTCTCTCCTGGTCAGGCATTTTCGCTTTCCTCCTGTTCGTATGGATAAATCTCAAGTTTGGCGTGCCATTCAATGGGACCGGCCCCGATGACGCCGCCGGAGCTCTCCAGCTCATTGGTGAGCATCGGCCACAAGTCCATGTGCAAGGAGCGCTCCGTGTAGGCCCCCAGCCGGACGCCGCCGGTGGATTGCAAAAGGGCCGTCATCATAATCAGGATATTGGCGGGGCGCACCGTCAGCAGCATGTCAAGGATTTCCTCCGCCATGCGGCCCGGCTCCGGCAGCACCGTGTAGTCAAGCTGGATGTCCAGGGTGTAGTCCTGGAGAGAAACAGCATGACCATCCGGGCCACATAGGCCGTCCAGCCAGTTCCGCAGCCAGCGCACAGTGTAGGGCAATTCCAAATTCCACTTGGCCTTGATGCGGGCCTTGCGGGCCTCCAGGGTGTCTGTGTCTTTGGGATAGAGCCGCAGCTCTTGCTCCCACACGGCCACGCCGTTCTCATCGGCGTCCTCCAGGAATTGATTGGCCAGCACCAGGGCCATGGCATCCCAGGCCAGGGAGATTTCCGGCTCATTGGCTCCGTTGATGATCTGAAACTCCAGCACCTCCCGGAGCACCGGGGGGAGATAGTCTAAAAGGCGTCTATCCATCGGTGACCTCCCCTCTGGACGGGATGCTGTCCGGGCCCAGGGCCAGGTTGCTCTCCTGGCCGTTGATTTTGGTGCCGCCGATGTCCGTCACCATGTTGGAGCACTCGGAGAGGATGCGGCTTTCAATCTGAGAAATGCGGACGGTCAAAAAATCGGAGCTGGCCCAATCCTGGGACAGCTCCACAAAATAGGCGTCAATGACGGCCTCCACATAGCTCTTGACGGCCTCCCAATCCCACCCGGAGGCATAGGTCAGGTGGAGCTCAATGTCCACCTCCTCCGGCGTCACGCCGGTCACATGGACCACATGGCCGATGGGGGCCAGCCCCAGGCCCTCCCCGGCGTTCTGCTCCGGGTCAATGGCGGTCTGGATTTCCTCCAGCAGCGTGGGCGTGGGGGCTTTGTAGTCAGAGGCCATGATGACCAGCTTGACCGTGCCGCCCACCGTGAGCTTTTTCTTTTTGGCCGCCGTGTAGACAGCCGTGAGCCAGGTGGCCACCGTGCCGCTCACCGTGGAGATGGTGCTGGTGTACCAGGTATCAACGGCCTCATCCGGGATGAGGCTGGCCGGGGCTATATCACCATTCCAGACAGGGTGGATTTTAAGGTCCCCCACGCCGTTCATGGCCAGCACCTTTTCCCGGTAGTCTGCCTGGTTGCCGCCAAAGGCCTGAGATTGGAAACTATCCAGCACACGTTGGCGGAAAGCCTCCGTTTCCTCCTCATCATCGCCGGGGATGAGGAGCTCCACCAGCTCCGCACGGGTGAGCCCCTGCACATACTCCACCGGGATGAGGGTGCCGCTGTATGTGTTGGCGGCAGCTCCAGGGGTTTCACAGGTGACCTGGTGGCTGAGGCCGGTTTCCGTGTCATCCTCCGGGTCCATCCGGGCGGTGACCACAAAGTTGAGGTCATCACAGGAGAAACGGGTCCCCACAGGCACCTCAATGTTAAACTCCGCCCGATAGACGGCGGGGCTGGCCGGGTAGGGGTCCATATTTCGGTCATGGGCCCGCTTGATGAGGTATTCACGGGGAGCCGTGGCAATGTAGGTGGCCTGGAAAACAAAGTCCGCCGCAATGTAGAGCTGGGCCAGCTCCGCCATGGACGGGGCCACACCGTTCATCACCATGGAGCCCTCACGCTTATCCACCGGGGAGGTCACCCTGGAGAGCGCCCTGGCCAGCAGCGCCTCATAGGTCATGTTCTCAAACATTCAGATGTCAACCTCCTTTTCGGCGCTCACATCGCCATAGATTGTGTGGACGGTAAACCGGGCCGTGACCCAATTTCTGCCCGTTTCAAATTCCCAGCCGTCCAGGGAGGTGATGCGGTCATCCTGGAGTAAAGCCTCCGTGATGCGCCGCTTTATCTCGCTCATGGCATAGTCCTTGGGCTTGCCTATCAAATCGGACAGCTCGGAGCCGTAGTTGCGGGAATAGATGGGGAAAGCGTAGCGCTCCACGTTCAAAATGAGGTAAACGGCCTGGAGCACAGCATCCCGCTCATCCGTCATGCCCCGCACTCTGTTCTGTTCAATGTCCAGCTTGTGCGTGTAGCTGGGTTGGGTTTCCACCGCAAAGGAGATGAGGTCCAGGTCATCCCCCGTGGTCGGTAAAGTCGGCATTACTCTCTCGCCTCCCATCTGCCCAGGACTATGTACTGCTGGCCGCCGTCACAGCGTAGGAGGATGACTTTCTCCCCCATCTGGAGGGCGTTGTGGACCATCCACTTTTTCTTGCCCTGGTAGCGGTGCTTGTGGGGCGCAAAAGAGGCGTCCCCGGCTCCGCCGCTGGTTTCCTCGGTTTCGTGGAAGTCCGGCAGAGTGGTCATTTCCACGGCATAGTCCCTCACGGCGTCCGTGAGGATGAGCTGGGCCTCGGTCAATATTTTCTTTTGGTCAACGGTGATTTCAAGCGGGGATGTAGATGTCACATAGCCATAGCCCCCGCTCATGGGAGCGCCGGCCTGGACGGCCTCAACGGCGGCCCGCTTTACCAGCCGCACCAGTTCATTGATGTCAAGTGACAAACGTACCACCTCGCATTTTGAGCTCCATGAGGTGCTGCTCATTGTTGAAAGTGTGCTTGACCTGTTCCACCATGAGATAGCTGGACACGTTCATGTCACCCAGCCCCAGCATGACCACCAGCAGGGTCCCGGCCCTCACCCGGATGTCCCCCAGCACGTCTTTGAGCTTGAGGGTGCGGGTCTTGGTGTTGTATAGGCTGAGGAGGGCGTCCGCCATGGCCTTGGCGTTGGTGGTGCTGTCCAGCTTTTCATAGTATTGCAGGACACCCCATTGGTTGATGTTGGAGCTGTCCTGGGCAACGAAAATTTCTCTTGCCCCGGTGTCCTTGTTTTCATAGGAGAGCTTGATTTTGTCATAGGTCTGGGAGGCGATGGAGCTTTTATAGTCAAAGTCCCCCGCCGTGTCCTCATCAATCAAGAGCCCCAATTTCATGCTGCCAATGTTTTTGAGGGTCAGCTTGCCCACGTCATCATAGAGCACATACATCTGGGACGTGGCCTTGAGGGTTTCGTCCAATGCGGTCTGGATGATGTCAAAGAGGGTCTTGTTGTCCTCCACCCGGCTCCCGATGGTGTAGCCCGTATCCTCCAGGTCACCCACGTTGAGCTGGAAGTCCTCCGCAATCATGCGTATCACATCGGCGGCGGTCTTGTTGGTGTAGACATAGGTGTCTTTGTTCTTGAGGTAGTAGAGCTGGTCATACACGGTTATTTGGATGATGTCATCGGTGCTGCCCTTGCGGGATTTCTCAAACACAAAGCCGTAAAAGACGGGGGTGCCGTCCACGGAAAAGCGGCAGGGGTCCCCCTCTTGAAAGCTCAGGCCCGGCGTTTTGACCACCTCGGCAATGAGTTTGCCGGGCTGGCCTTGCCGCTCCCACTCAATGCTCACATTTTCAACCACGGGGGGCAGCATGATGGTCCCCTGGTGTTGTATCAGCAGCTCATAGGTCATGGGATGGTGAGCACCTGCCCCACATAGATGAGGTTGGGATTGCTGATTTTGTCCGTGTTCGCATTGTAGATTTTGTTGTACTCCGCCCCGCTCCCATAATATTTGGCGGCGATAGCCCATAGGCTGTCACCGGCTTTGACCGTGTAGGTCTTAGCCGTGGGGGCGGTGCTGGCGTCCCGCTCTTTCTCCACCGTGACGGTCTGGGTGCCGCCAGTTTCCTGGGGCTCCTCAACGGTCACGGTCTTGGTGCCGTAGTCCCGCCATTGCTTGAGGTTGACATCTATGGTCACGTCCAGGCCCTTTTTGCCGTCCTCGGTGATGTTGTAGTCCTCCACACTCACTTTGATGTTGGTGTCAAAGAGCATCCTCCCGGAGGGGGATGCCCGGACCAGCATGAATTGGGTGGTTTCTTTGTTGGTTTTCAGCCGCTCCAGCAGGCCCATGTAATAGTCCGGGGAGCGGGAGCCCGTGAGCATGGGCAGGTCAAAGGGCACGGTGATTTCCGTGAGGCCTGGAGCCCGCAGGAAATTGACCTCCCCCTCATTCAAGAGGACCAGGGTTTTGTTTTTGCCCTTTATTTTCACCTGGAGCTTTTCTGGGGTGGGCCATGCGGCCCCGCCCAGATAGCAGGTATAGCTCATCTTGACGCCCTCCTTTTTTCCATTGGAAAAAACTCTGTATTTCCGGCATGGGGCAGGGTCTACGCATGGACGCCCTCCGCCGCAGTCAGCAGGGCCTCTGTAAAGCCGTCTGTGAGGGTGGAGATTACGCCGTCCAAATCGGCCCCGCCCTCAATGCGGTTGGTCATGCCGGTCATGTCAATGCGGACCTCTGCCGTGGTGAAACGGTTGATTGCATCCCGTTCCGCAATGTCCCGCAGATACTCCAGCTCCTCCGTGGAGGTGCTGAGAGCATCGGCGGCGGCTCCGGTGTTGGCGGCGGTCTGGCCGGTGTTGCCCAAAAGGTCATCCATGGCAAAATCACCGTAGTTGCTCCCGGTGCCCAGGCCGGTGCCGTAGTCGGTGGCGGCTCCCAGGTCGAAGTCAAACAGGCCGCTCACAGCGTCAGAAACGCCGCTTGCTACACCATCGCCCCAATTTGCCCCGGCGTTGAAAGCATCGGACACCCAGCCGCTCTGCCAGGTGTCAAAGGTGCTCATGCCCTCACTGAAAGCATCCCCTACACTCACAAAGTCCTTGATATTGCCGGAGGCCTCCGCCGCTTTAGAGGCGTAGTCGCTGGCGGCGTTGGTGATGCCGGAATAGTCAAATTCTACAAAGGGCAGCTTGTTCAGTGCCTCGCAGATACCAGCCACAACGGTGAGCGCCGTGGAAAGCAGGTTGTAAAACCAGGATTGCACGCCGGAGATGACATTGCTGAAAGCAATGCCGATGTTTTGAGCGCAGGCTCCCAGGGCGTTCCAGATGCCCAGGGCAATATTGGCCACCGTGAGGCCCAGGTTGACAAAGAATTGAATGACAACATTGATGCCGCCAGCGATGACGCCAAAGCCGCTGTTGGCGATGCCGGTAAACTTGGCAATGGCCGAACAGGCGGCGTATATGGCCGCCACAAGGGCGATGACCGCCACCACAATCCAGGTGATGGGGCAGGCCGCAAGGGCCGCATTGAGCCCGTATTGGGCCGCTGTCTGGGCAAAGGTGGCCCCGGTGCTCATCATCAAAGCCGCCGCTTTCACGCCCTCTGCCAGCGCCATGGCAGCGTTGATGCCGTTGGTGATGAGCGCCACGGCATTGTAGGCGATAAAGGCCGCCACCAGGCCGTACACAATGGGGCTAATCCAGCTCCAGTTGTCCACCACAAAGGATGCACCGTTGATGAGGAGGTCCAGGACGCCGGTGGCCACACTGGCCAGCATGGCCAGCCCGTTGATGGCTCCGTCAATGACCGTGTTAAACTGTGCGCTGTTGGCCACCTGATTGAGCTGTGTGAGCACGGGCTCAAAAGCCGCCAGGGCCGTGTTTTGCATCTTGGTGCAGATTTGGGCCCAGGTCATGGGCATACTCTCAAACTTGGCATTGGTTTCATCTGCCACAGAGAGGAGGGCGTTTTTCACCACGTCTGCCGTGATGAGGCCCTCCTCCGCATAGGATTTGATGGAGCCCTCTGCCACGCCCATGTAGCTCTCAATGGCACGGGCGATGCCGGGGGCGTTCTCCAGGATGGAGTTTAGCTCCTCACCCCGGAGGGCACCGGCGGCCATGGCCTGGGTGAGCTGGAGCATGGCCGCAGACTGGCCCTCCGCCGTAGCACCGCCAATGACAAATTGCTTATTGACTTGCTCCATAAAAGCGATGAGCTCATCATTGCTTTCAAAAGCCCGGCCAGCGTTTGCGCCCATGCTGGCAATGGCGGAGGCGGTGTCCAGGTAGGCCGCCCTGGAGCGCTGGGCAGATGCCATGATTTTCTGCTCCAGCTCATCCACAGAGCCCCCGTCATCCACAAGGAAACTGAGGCGGGCCGTGGTGCTGGTCAGCTTATCAGACAGCCCCAGGAGCGCTTTTGCGCCCGCTCCGGCGGCCAGCGTGGCCACAATGCCTTTGACCTTGCCCAGCAGCCCATCCGCAGCGCTCGTGCCGTTGCGGAGGCCCTTGTTGAGCACTTCCTCCTGTTGAGCCGCCCGGCGGTAGCCCTCCGCCATGTCATCAACCTCACGGTTGGCTTCCACAAGCGCAGCTCTGGCCGCCTGGATTTGAGCCGTGTCCACAGCCCGCCCGGAGGCACGCTGGACCTGCTCAAAGGCATTGAGGGTGGTGTTGAGCGCCGTGTTGATTTTTCTGAGCACGCCGCTGATGCCGTCATTTAGGACCATCTGGGACCTGATTGTTGCCACGGTTTCACCCCCTTTTTAAGAATTAGGCCCCCGCCATACAGCGGGGGCCCCGGTTCACTTCCGTTTTGATTTGCCTTTTCTCATTTTGCTTTTCAGTTCTGCCTCCCGTTTCTTTTCGTCCTCGCCCCGCACCTGGATGGATGCGATGACAAAGGCCCGCTCCTTGACAGGCAGGTCTAAAAACTTGGACGGCTCCCAGCCAAACTTTTGCAGGCAAAAATGGGCAAAATTGGCCTCCGGGTCACCGTCCAGAATTAGTTTTTTGCCTCGGCCACCACGTCATCATCGGTCTTGAAACCGTTGACCTGGAAAACCTCCGTGACATAATCGTCAAACTCGCCGCCGATGAGCAGTTTGCCAATCAGCTCCTCCGGCTTGGCCACGCCCCAATCGTTCTGGAGCGCCGCATTGTTGAGGTCCGGGAACACGGTGCAGCGGGCGGCCACCTTGGCCTGGAAAGTGTAGGTGTCAAGCTGCTGGGTGTACTGGCCCTTTTTACCGGGCACGGGGACCTGGCGGATGCAGCCGGAGCGGATGCGGGCATACTCATCGGCAGAGATGCAGCAGATTTCCCACTCCATGGGCTTGCCGTCCTCCCCCTTGATACGGGGGGAGGCGGCATATTTGTGGTTTTCAATCTGCTCAACATTGGCACGCATGAAAGCGGACAGGTTACTCATGGATGATTTCCTCCTTTTGTGTTATGCGGCCTTACATGTAGGCCGGGTTGGCGTACTGTTCGGGACGGGTAAAGCTGTCACAGTAGCCCTCAATAGACTGCTCGACAAAATCACCCTCTGCATTGAACATGGACAGCAGCACATCACCGTCCAGGATGCAGTTGTTGTAAATCTTGGTGCTCCGGCCCACGGTGGTGGCGGGGTCATCATTGGAGGTCTGGATGTCAAAGGTGGGCATCACGCCGGTCTTGATGAAGTTCTCCACCACCAGGTCAAAAATCTCCGTGCATTTGTAGATGGTCATGGAGAAAGACAGGGCAACGGTCTGAGCCTTATGGCCCACCACCACGCTGCCCAGCTTGTAGACCTCGGCGGTGTTGACAGAGGCCGTGCCCTCAAACTCCTTGGCCATAAGCATGGAGTAGCGGGTGCCGTCCAGGGTGACAAAACACTCCGCAAAATTGGCGCTCACAGCGTCCTGGGTGTTCATAATCGGTCCAGGCATTTCTCATTCCCTCCTTTACTGGATGATAACGCTCATGTAGAGCTGGGCCATGGCGTTGACCACGTTGAGCCCATTGACCACGCAGAGGACGGCCTTTTTGCTGTCACCCTGCTCACAGGTCACAATCTCCGGGTCAAAGTTCTCCACGGCACGGATGTCATCAAGCTGCTGGATGAGCTTGGTGATGTCCCCCCAGAGGGAGGCACGGCCAGAGGCGTCATTGGGCACGGTGCCCAGATACTTTTGACCAAACAGCACCGCCACGTCATTGGCAATCTGGTCACATACCCGGATGGTCTGGTTGCTCTGGAAAATCTCCCCCTTGGTGTCGGACAAGGTGAGCAGGGTGTTGATGTCCTCAAGCACTCTGGTGTCCCCGTTGACGTTGTGGAAGATAAACTTGCCAGCCTTGAGGGCCGCCTCCGGCTCCGCCTGGGTGTAGTCCGTGTCAATGGTCAGCTCCCCATCATACTTGAAGTTGGTGAGGGATTTATTGACCGCACAGCCCGCCTGGGCACCGGCCACCCAATACACCAGGGAGTGGGTGGGCACGTTGGCAATGGTGGAGTGGGTCACCGTGTTCCACACGCCAATGATGCCCTCATAGTCCGCCGTGGACGGCTGCCAGGCCACAAGCTGGAATTTGCTGCCCACCTCATCACGGACCCGGCTGCAAAACTGCTGGTAAAGCCGCACGGTGGTGGCATCGGACACAGGGCAGCACAGGGCGTTGTAGGCATAGGGCTCAATCTTGTCCAAAAAGGCCTGGTGGGCCTCGCCGTTGATGGTGGTGGCATCCGCCCCGTTGGTCAGAGGCATCCCGGCAGATGCAGACAGGGTGGCCTCCGTCTTGAAGTCCACCCAATCATTGCTCACCAGGGCCTCGGCATCCTCAACGGTCTGGGTGTCAACGGCCACGCCGTCCACATAGGTGGTCACGTCCCACAGGTCCGGCTCATCCACGTTGGCGGCCACCACAATGGTGATGTCATTGCCTCGCACACCGCCGTATTTGGCCGTGGCCAGGGTGTTGGATGCCTTGACGGCTCCAGAGCCCAGGCGGTAGCAGTAGACGGTGGTGGCATGGGTGAAAATCTCCCGCAGGGGGAGCATCTTGGGGTGGTCATAGCCATAGCCGAAAATGGTTTTGCTGTTCTTCTGAAATTCCCCGGAGGTGACAGGGAAAACCGTACCCTCCGGGCCCCAGCTCAGCTCAAAAGGTGCTGCCGCATAGCCTCTGTCAGAGAGGGCCGCAGACGCCCTGGGCACACTGGAAAAATTGACATAGTAACCGGGCAGGACCTTGTTTTGGACCTGCCAGGTGCCGCCGCCCAGCGCCATATTAGTTCACCTTTCCTTTCATGTACTTCTCAATCAGCCCGTCCACCTCGTTCAAGGTGTAGGCCTTGCCGTCCTCCAGCAGAGCCCGGATGAGGTCCCGCCGGTTGGCATATCGCTTGGAGGCCACAAGCTGCTCCTTTTTGTAGGTAGCGGCCTCGGTGGCCTTTTCGGCGTTTGTGGTCTTGGCTTGTGCCATGCTTATCCCTCCATTTCAATATCAAGAGTTTCCATGAGGGTCTGCTCCTGGGGGATGTAGATGTGGTGGTCATAGCTCACCATCACATGCAGGACACCCTCCTCAATGGACCACTCGCAATTTGTGCAGTGGATGAGGTCCCCCTCCGGGGTGGTGATGTCCCGCAGCAGCATGATGAGCTGGTCCGCCACCTCACAGCACTCCGCCGCCCCCACTTTGGGGTAGTAGATGACATCCAGTGTGGGGGTGCGGAGAAACCGCTCCCCCACCTGCCTGGATTGCCCAGCGGAGGGCATGACCACATTGAAGTCCCCAGGGTTGAGGCCCTGCTTGACGTTCCCGCCATGCACCTGCACGGCAGGAAAAGCAGCGTGCAGCGCAAGGCTCACGCCGTCATAGATACTGCTAAAACTGATTTCAGACATTGAAAGCCTCCCTCAGCAGCGCCTCCAGCTTTTTCTCAATCACGCTGGGGGCCACCCGCTCCAGGTCCCGCTCGGATAGGGTCAGGAAATATTGACCCGCCACCCAGCCGCCTCCGCCAGCCGTGCGGTGCCCAAACTCCACATAACTTGCATAGTGGACCGGGTTAATGACCTCAATGTAAAAGGTCCGCCCCCGTTTGAACACCGGCAGGGCGTTGGCGTAGGCCGTGGGGTCCACCTTGCCGCCGCCGGAGGCCTCCGCCTCCGTTTTTGCGGTCCAGCCCCGGCGCAGGGTGCCGCCCTTTTTCCCGCTACTCCGTGGGTATTGCCCCACGGGTGTGCGGGGGATGACCAGGGCCAGCAGCCGGGCCGCCAGCTCTTTGGACACGTCCTCACAGAATTTGTCCAGGTCCATGTCCTGGAGCTTTTGCAGGTTGTCCCGGAGCCGCTGGAGCTGCTTATAATCGACATTGCCCCAGCGCATTAGGCCCACTCCTTGAAAAGCTCCAGGGGCACCTCCTGGTGGCAGGTGTAAACGGCGGGCTTGCCACTCCGCTCATAGTCACGGGTGACGCCGTTCTGGGTCACCGTGATTTTTGACCCCTCCGGGATGTCCACAGAGGGGTCAATGTAGAGCGTCACGGTCTGGGCCACCAGCGCTGCCTCCTGGGTGGGCTCCGTGCTCTTGACGGTCTGGTGGGAGATGCGGCAGGGCAGGCCGGAGGCTGTCACTTGTTCCACCGGCTCCGTGCGGCCATTGGCAGGGTTGAGAACACCCTGCCGCACGGTGATGGTGGCCAGGCCCGTCCAGAGGCTCTGGATGGCCTTTTTGTAGGCGGCGGGGATTACCACCGCAGCCTCCGAAAAGCCGCCAGGATGCTCTCTGCCGGGTGCCTGAGCTGGTCCAGCAGAGCGTCAAAGCGGCTTTCCGCATTGCTCGCTCCATCGCTGGCTCCGGCAAAGGTCACGGAGATGTCCCCCTCCGTGATGCTTTTGGCGGGGGCATCAAAATCAAAGCCCTCACCCAGCCCTCCGGCGGCTTTCTTATCAAACAGAAATTGACCGGCCACCATATCCACAAGGGTATAAAAAAGAGGAGGCGGGAGCTCTCGGTGGTTGATGTTCGCCAAAAGCTCCGCCTCACACTTGTGGATGAGGTATTCAAGGCCGGTTTTGTCAGCGTCCGTGACGGTGTAGCCCAGCATGGCCAGCCGGGCCACCACGGCCTCATACACGGTCATCATTGTCCTTAGCCTCTGGAGAGGATGCGGGCAATGGGGATGGCCTTGTGGGCGATGTAGGAGCGGTCGTTTTCCTCCGCCTCGCCAGAGTGGACCAGGACCCAGTTGGCACCGTTGGACAGCTCTGCATCCGTGGGGGAGAGAGTGGTCTGGCTGGCCTTTTCATAGGAGATACCATAGGGGGCAAAGACCTTGCGCTGACGGGTGTAGAGAGTGTCCACGCCGCCGTCCGTCTTGGGGTCACGGGCCATTTCATAGGGGACCTTGGCACCAATGTCCTCAAAGCTGATTGCACCCTCACCCAGCACATAGGTGACATACTGAGTGCCGGGGACCACATAGCTGTCCGCCGCCGGGGTGCCCTCGCCAAAGTAGGGGGTGACCTCCGCCTGGTTAATCTGGCCAGCGGTAGCGCCGGAGGCCTTGACCTGGAGCGCTCCCTCATCGGAGGCGCTGGCGGGGAAATAGCCGTCCGTGGCGGGCATCCCATCATCCACCACAACGGTCTTGCCGTTCCAGGTGTAGAGGGTCAGGTCACGGGTCACGCCGTCCTTGTCGGTGTACTTGAGAGCGGTGAGCAGGTTGAGGTTTTCCAGGTTGGTGGCCACAACGGAGTGCATGAACACCAGGGAAAAACGGCGCTTGCGGTCACCGCAGGCCTGGGCGGTGGCGCTGTTCATGGTGGTGGCCTCCATGTTGCCCGCCACCTCATAGGTGTGCTTGGACACAAACTCGGCGCTTTGGCCGCCGGTCATGGAGAAAATACCCTTGAGGACAGCCAGGAGGGTGTCCTGGTCAATGTCCTGCCAATACTCAGCCACCTGCTGGGCCACATTGTCCATCCAGTCAATGCCGCCGGTGATGTCAAAAGAAAAGTCCTTTTCGGTCCAGGCCTTGGCACGGCCTACCACCACAACACCCTGCTCAAAGGTCTTGGTGGAGGTGGCGTCAATGTCGGTCTGGCCGTCATAGTTCACGGCATCGCCGTCCAGCAGGCCCCGCATGGCGATGCGGGCATAGCCGGTGCCGCCCTGGGTGCTGAAAACGTCCCGGATGTCGGGGTTGCCTGCCAGCGCTCTGGATTTCCGCATTTCATTGAGGCGGGTGCGGGGGATGCGGTCCACCGCATACTTGAAAGCCTGGGGATTGAAAGACTTGGCATCAAACTTGGTGTTAGGCATAGTTCAATCTTCCTTTCTGAAAATTAGTCGGTGTTGGTCTTGCGTTTACGGCCCTTTGGGGCCTCTTTGGTGCCGGTGGCATCACTGTCCTCCGGCTCATCCTCCGGGCCGTCCTGGGCCGCCTCTGTGCCCGCAGGGGCCAGACGGTCCATGACTTCCTGGACAATGGCCTCCGCAAGTTCCTGGGTCAGCCGGATGGCCAGCTCTTTGACCATGGCATCCGTCAGCTCTTTCACGGAGGAGATGTTGTCCGCAATGTACTGCACCACGGCCTCCTGGGTGCGGGGCAGGGATGCGGCGGGCTTGCCGGTCAGCTTGGCCGCCAGATTTCTCAAGGCGTCCTCAAAAGACACGGCTTTTGTGGGGGTTGTAATGTTTCGCATGATTGCACCTCTCAATCCAGCTTTGCGTCAGGATTTTCGGCCAGGTACGCCGCCAGCTCAGAGTAGGACATCTCAGAGGGCTTTTTCCCCTCTCCGGGTTTCCTCCCGTCACCGCTCTCTCCGGGTTTCCAGCCCTCATACTTGGGGGCGCTCCCAAAGAGAAAGTCCGTGGAGGCGTCCTTTTTCAGAGCCTCAACTTTGGCGGCCAGTGTGATGCTCTCATCGCCCACCTTGGCCACCACCTTGCCGTCCACAATCTTGGCGTCCTTGAGGTAGTCGGCCAGGACCGCTTTGACGGCCACAGTGTTCTTGGCTCCGGCGGCGGTGAGCTCGGCATCCACGGCAGAGGACAGCCGGACAGCGGCCAGCTCTTTCTCATAGTTGGCCCGGTCCGCTTTGGCCTGCTGCTCCAATTCGCCAATCTTGCGGGTCAGCTCCTCATTGTCGCCAGCGGATTTTTTCAGCTCCTCAAGCTGCTTGGCGTGTCCCTTGGCGGCCTCCTCAAGCTGTCCCACCTGGGCCTCCAGCTCCTTGACACGGGTGTTTTTGGCGTTGAAGTCTGCACGGGCAACAAAGTCTTTGCCAATCGCCTGGCAGGCAGCGGCATCCATCTCCTCCGTGTAGGCCTCGCCAATGATTTCCTTGAGCCATAAAAGTTTCATGTGTGTTACCTCCTGTTATCTGCTTTCCTTGTGTCCGGCCAGTCCCGGTATGGCAGCGCCCCTGGTAGTTTCCGCCGGGGCCCAGCGGTATTTGGGTATGAAAAAAGCACCGTGCTTTTCAGCACGATGCTTTCATCATCGGGTCAGTTGAGGACATCCGGGTCCGGGTCCTCCAGCTCTGTCCAGAGCTCGGTGAGCGGCGTGTCACCCTGGAGGTCCGTGAGGACCTGCTCAATGGTGGCATCCGCCGGGGGTGAAAAGGCGGCGTCCTCCAGCTCATAGACAAAGCCGCCGCCCGGCTCCTCCCAGAAAAAGCTCCCGCCGTTCTTTTCGGCGTAGGCCGTGACGGCCTCCTGGAGCTCCTTGTGTGCAAAGTATTCAACGGGCGTCATCATATCATCCCTTTCAATAGTTTCTCAAACTCCGCCAAAGCGGTGGGGAAATACTGCTGCATCAATGCGTAGCGGTCAGCGTCAAACTGAGCAGCAAACATGTGGGCAAAGGCCTCCTTTTCCAGCATCCCGGAGTATGTCCAGTAAACGGTGCGGTGGCCATAGTTGCCACGGGCCCTGTTGCGGGACAGCCCACCGAACAGGTCAGAAACGGCGTTGTGCGTTGCATCCATGAGCTCCTGGGCCACGATTGCATAGGCGTCCGTCTTTTTTCTGGTGCCGTGCGCTTTCATGGTGGCCTTGATGTAGTTGTCGAAGTCCGCCCGCAGGGCGTTTCCGAAGTCTGCCGATTGCAGAGAGGTGAAACCGCTCCCTGGGCAAGACATAAAATCAACATAATGGCCGTGCTCATGGAAAAAGGTGGTTGCCGGGCCTCTGGGGTCGGTCATGTCGCTGGCAAAATTCATGTTGACCTTTTGCGTGCGGCTGTCAAAATGCGGCGTGCCAGAAAAAGCCCCATTTGCCACGGAGCCGGGCTGCACATAGCGGTCAAAGACAGCTTTGGCGGTCTGGTTTCCGGCGGCATAGTGCTGCTCCAGGGCGTCCGTGTAGCCGCTTGGAGCGGACGGCAGACCTTGCACAACATTCTGGAAATGCGTGCCTGCCGTTGTGGCCATTGTACCACCAGCGGAGGCCGTTGGCAAACCTGGGGTTGGTCCCTGCACAAAGCTCTGCCGCCATTGCTCAAAGGTGGTGTTGGCGGGGACCTTTCTGGTGGTGCCGTCTGGGTTGCGTGTCCAGCGCTCTCCCAGGCCCACCATGTCCTCAAAGTAGGGAGCCGTGCAGCACCGGCACCACGGATGAAACGGCGGAGCGGTGAGCCCCACCTGGTAGTCCGACATTTTGAACACCTTGCCGTCCAGCGCAGAGCACAGCCCGCAGGTGTCCCGGTCAAAGGAGGCCACAATCACATAGCGCTCCACGCCCAGGGAGTTGAAACAGTCCTTTTGAGCGGCGCTGGAGAAATAGGCGCTCTCTGTCATCACCAGGCGGCCCGCTTTGGAGCGTGACACCTCAAACTGCTTGGAGATGGCGGAGATGGCCCGGTCAGGAGCCTCCCCCCGTATAATCATTTGGGTGAGCTGGGTGTTTACGCTGTTCACAAGGCTCTGCTTGTTGGTCCAGCAGCGGTCACGGAAAGTCTGGCCGTCCGTGGTCCATGGCCGGGAGAGCACCTTTGTGATGGTGCCCTCGTTGACGGCCTGCATGGTCCAGCCCACGCCCAGGCCCTTTTGGACCTCATAGGCCGTGTGGTAAAAGCTCCCGGCGTAGGATTGCCGGGCAGCCCGGTCTATGTAGTCAAGCTGGTTGGAGTATAGGAGCTCCGCCTGCTGCTGGAGTTGGATTTTGAGAGCGTCCAGCCGGGAGATGTGGACCCTGGCGCTGGCGTTTTCCAGCTCTTTCATCCAGGCCCCGGTGAGGGCGTTTTCCTCACCGTGCTTGATGTACTCCTCCACGGTCCAGCGAAACTCCGCCAGCTCATCACTGTTGAGCAGGCGCTTGGCGTCCGCCAGGGTGATGTCATTGTTGGCAGCAAAACGTCTGTACCAGGTGGAGAGCTGCCGCTCAATCTCTGCCTCAGCGGCTCGGAATTGGGCGTCCAGGTTCTCCACATAGGAGTAGGATTGGTCCAGCAGGGCGTCCTCCATGTTTTTCATGCGCTGGGCCCAATAGTCAGCGTTGCGCTGGAGGTTATTCCTGGGCATCGCCGTCACCGCCGTCCTGGCCGGTCACGGGGTTGCCGCCAGAGCCGCCCCCGCCGTTCTGCCGGTTGGCCATAAAGGCGGCCTGGTAGGGGTCCGCCATGGCCTCCTCCTTTTCCTCCTTGATGCGCTGGAGCTCCTGCTCCGGGTCAGACACCCAGGGGTGCATTTTCACGATGGTTTCATCGGAGAGGATGCCCACGGAGTTCTTGCAGTTATTGATGGCCTCAGTTTCGTTGATGAGGACATCCCGGTCAAAGATGACCTTGACCTCCTCACCCTCAAAGCTCCGCTGGCCGGTGTTGGCCAGGTGTTTGTTGACAAACCAAAGCAGTTCCTCCATGGAGGCTTGAAACTCCATCTCAATGCCGTTGGCATCCAGGTCAACGTCAGAGTACATGCTCTGTATATTCATCTGGTTGGGGTTTCCGCTCATGCGGTCATCCTTGGCATCGTAGCCCCTGGCGTTCTCAATGATGGCATCCTTGAGCAGAGAGAGCAGCACCTTGTAGTTTTCGGCGTTGACCTCAATCTGGAGCGTGTCCACGCCGCCCTCAGAGCCCTCAAAGGAGCGGACCTTGATGATGCCATAGGTGGCCAGGTTGGCCCGGAGCCGCCCCAGGTCCTCCCCGTCATAGTTCTTGATGACCAGGATGGTGGAGTGGATGTCCTCCTCCATCTGGTTGGCAAAGTTGGAAATGACATCGTTATAGGCATCTTGCAGACACTTGACCCTGGAGAGCAGGGGGATTTCGTGGTGGGAGCTCTTAAAGCACACCAGCGGGATGCGCTCCCAATTATAGCCGGTTTCCTCGCCGGTCTGGGGGTCCGTGGTGGTGATATACGGCCCGGAGCGCTCATAATCGTCCGGCACCAGCGTCCCATCATCGTTACGGATAAAGCAATCCACCCCACCACCGTGCATGACCTCCACCTTGACCACATCCTTGGTCTGTTCGGTTTCGTCATACTCCAGCACCACATAGACGTGGACGGCGGCATCCAGGATGGTGTGGTCAGCATCCGCCCAAAAGGGCAGGACCTCATCCGCCGGAAAACGCTTGAAAGCCAGCTCCCCGTTTTCGTAGTAGGGATAAAGCCAGCTTTTGCCGCCTATCCAGGCCCCCTCACCAATGTTGTGCATGGTCCGGCGGAAACGGGGGCCGAACACAGAGGCCAGCGCCGCCGCATATTCTTTGTTTTCTGTGTCGAAAGAAAAGGGCTTGCCAAAGGAATAGTTGGTTTTCTGGTCCACCATCTTGGCATAGATGTTGTTGACCAGCCGGTTGTTGGGCAGGTGGTCCAGCACCTTGACCTTTCCGTCATCGTCCAGGGCAATGCGCTTGCGGTGGAGCACGTCCTGGGCCCCGTCATAGTAGGCCTCGCCGTCAAGCTGCCGCTTGCGCTCTTTGGAGCCCAGCCAGGCCGTGATTTCAAGCTCCAAAAAGCGCTTGTCCGTCATGCCCCGGCGGAAATTCGTGGCCGCCCGGCCCACGCAGTCATCCCGTAAATTAAGCACCACCACCGTGCATCACCTCCTTTGCCTGATTGTCTGGGGGGGGGTTGAAACCAATGGGCCGGGCCTTGCTCTTTTCCAGCGTGAGGGTCTGGCCTGGGAGCTCCACCTCAATCCGCAAGGTGCGGTATGGCAAGCGCTCCGCCCATTGTTCGATTTTGTTTAACACATATTGCTGCTCAAACATGGCACACCTCAAAAACTGAAAAGTTGCGGCCCAAAGACCTTGTGGACAAAATAGCGCACATCGTCCATGGCGTGGTCATTCTCTTTGATGGGCCGGTCCATGGGGGCCTTTTCATCCCAGCGGTAGAGCCCAAACTCCCGGATGCAGTCCGTGCAGCCGGAGCAGATGAAAATGTCCCCGCTTTGGAGCCGTGTGGCCACGTTGCGGATGCCGTCCAGCACGGAGTTGGAGGCCTTTTCCACATAAAAGCGGCCATGCCGCCGGATGACCTCAATGAAACTGGCCGCTGAGGGGTCCACGATGACCGCCCGGATGGGCAGGTTGCCTGCCAGCTTTTCCAGCCCTGTGTAGTGCTCCTCATCGGTGCGCTGGCGTCCCTCTTTGCGGCTGTCAAAGTAATATTCCCGGATGCGATACCATTTCCCGGCAGCCCGGCCCCAGAGGCCCATGCTGGTGGGGTTGATGGTGCCATAGTCCACGGAAATGTAGTAGCGGTCATAGGGCCGGGGCTCATCCGGCACCACATGAAAATCCTTGTTGAACATGGTATAAATCAGCCCCTCCGCCACCACCCAGAGGCCCCGGATAAAGCGGTCATAAAACACGCCGGAGTATAGGCTCTCATACCTGGCCTTGACGGCGGCGGAGAGGCTGAGGTTGTCATCCATGGTGAAATGGAGGTGCAGCATGTTCCGCTTGGCGGCCTCCACAATCCACGTGAGATAAAACCAATGGGACGGGCCCTCCGGGTTGCAGTTAAACCAGAGCTTGGAGCCCTCCACGCTGCACCGGGCACAGGCCTGCTCCACGAAAGAGCGGGGCATGAGGGCCACCTCATCCAGCAGCACGCCCGCCAGGGTGATGCCTTGGATGAGTGAGGCGCTGCTCTCATCCCGCCCGCCGAACAGGTAGAAGTTGTTGGAGCGCCCGGCGGCGCTCACCACAATCTTGTTTTCGGTGCGGTATTCCCGGAAAGAGAACACCCCGGCCAGCCAGGTGGGCAGGTTGGTGGTCACGTTGCGCCGCAAGCTCTCAATGGTCTTGCCGCAGAGGGCGAAGTTTTGACCTTGAAAGCGGCACATGGCCCACATCACAAAGCCCACCGTCATGGCCACCGTCTTGCCGGAGCGGATGGAGCCGTCACAGATGATGCCGTCATAGTCCCCAAAGCCCGGCCTATTCCACCAGGTCATCGCCAGGTTTTGCCGGGGGCTCAATCTCTGGTATTGCATCCGTGTCTATCTCCTCTCTGGTGCTCTCCTCAATCACCTCAAAGATGTTGTTTTCCTGCTCATTGGTGGAGCCGTTGTTGGCGTCAAATACCCCCAGGTGCTTGCCCAGCAGCTCCAAAGCCCTCACCTTGTCGTGGAGCTTGACCTCCGTGCCGTATTGCCCCTCTTTGATGGAGGCAACGGCCTTTTTCTTTTCCTCCGGCACCTCATCCGTGGGGGTCAGCCGGACCAGGCCGTTGTGGGTGATGGTTGCAAAGTCGGTGCCGTTGGCAAAGGCGATGGCGGCCAGCTCCTCCAGCACCCGCTCCTGGGTGATTTCCAGCTTGCCCCGGAGCTTTTCCTGGCGCTTTTGGATTTCGGCGGAAACGTTATTTTTCGTTATGAGCTGCCGCCCAATGTTCGGGTCCTTATATCCGGCCCGTCTTGCGGCGGCGGTGGCATTGAGGTCCACCAGGTACTCATCCACAAACCGCTTTTGCTTGTCAGTCAGCTTTGCCACACTCACCACCCCAAAACATAGTAAAAGGCCGCCTCCCCCGCACAGGGGAAAGCAGCCCGAAAAAATCATAGGTGAATGGCGGCAGGGGTCTGGTTTTCACTTCCGTCACCCTGCCGCCACCCTCAAAGGAGGTAATACCATGATGAGGCATACACCCGCAATATCAGTGTAACATAAAGACAGCGGACAAAACGGACAAATTGCTTTAGTTCCGTTCCAGATACCGTTGCACAGCTTTCCGGCATCCATCCTCAGTGTTACCCCCGCCGACACAAGCGGCCACCTGCCGCCAGGGGAGCCCGTTGACAAAGCGATAGGTGAAAATCTGCCGGAGGAGGCTGTCATCAATGCCGGAGATGTAGCGCTCCAGGCGGCTCCGCTCATAGAGGCATTGCTGGTGCTTGGCCTCTATGATGCCCCGCAAATCGGCAATCTCCGCCGCATATTCGCCCACCTTGTCCGTGACGCCGGGGGAGTGAGGCATCCCGGTGAGGACCTGGGCCCCCGGCAGGGCTTTGGCCTCAAGCTCCTGGAGGCGGCGCTTGTCCATCTCAATCTCCCGGTTTAAGTAATAAAGCTGGGACAATTCTTTCAAGGTCATGCTTTCTTTTCCCCCGTCCACACCGGCTGACAGTTGCCCTCACCCATCATGCACACCTTGGCGCACACCTTGCACGGGTCACCACCGGCCATGACAAAATGCAGGTCCTTGATGGCCTTGTCCACCATGCGCCGCAGGTCTGCCAGCTCCTCCAGGTCCTCCCGTGCGTAGGAATGAGCCTCAAGGCTGGCGATGTTCGCTGCCTGGTCCTCAATCTGCCGCTCCAGGGCCTCCATTTTCTGCCGGTCCACCTCATGCTGGATGGTCAGCCGGGCGTTTTCCCGGATGAGCTCATCACAATACACCTGGTCACCGTTCAAAATCACAGTTGGGTTATTCATGCCACACTCTCCTTTACCTTGCGTATTCTGGCCTTGAGGGCCCGCATGACAGCCTCATGGGTGTCTGCCCGGTCCCGTATAGTGGCCATGACATCCTCATCCTCACAGCCCTGCACAATGAGATAATGCACAAACACCTTTTCGTAGGGGGAGCCCTGCCGGTACAGGCGGCAGTTGCCCTGGTCGTTCAGCTCGAAACTCCAGTTTAAGCCGTACCACACCACATGGCGGCCACCGGCCTGGAGGTTGAGCCCGTAGGCGCAAGAGGCCGGATGCACCAGCAGCACATCCACCTCTCCGGCGTTCCAGGCCTCCTCATCCTCCACGCCCTTATACACCCGGACCCGCAGCTTGTCCGCCCGGCCCCGGTTGTACTTCTCCAGGCGCTCCAGGATGCGGTCCTTGTCGTGCTGATAGCCGTAGAATGTGAGGCAATGCTCCCCATTGAGTTGCTCCAGCAGCTCCGTGTAGGCCTCCAGTTTGCAGTCATGCACCGGGACCACCTTGCCGTCATTGCCATACACGGCCCCATTGCAGAATTGCAGCAGCTTGCCCACCAGGACCCCGGCGGTGCCCGCCGTGATGATGTCCTCATCCACCTCCAGCAGCAGGTCCCGCTCAAACTGGTCATAGGCCTTTTTGGCCTTGGGGTCCAGCATGACGGGGATTTCATGCTGGATGAAGTCCGGCAGTTGCAGGTAGTCCTCCGCTTTCATGGAGATGCAGATGTCGGAGATGGCACCCAGCACGGCGCTCTCCGCTCCGTCCTTGGCCTTGTAGGAAAAAATCTGGGTCCGGCTCCGCTGGTCCGGGTCAAAGTATCTCTCCCGGTAGGCGGAAAGCGTGGGCCCCAGACGGGCCCCGCCGTCCAGGAGGTACACCTGGGCCCATAAGTCAATCAGCCCCTTGGAGGACGGTGTGCCGGTCAGCAGCACCACTTTCTTAATAAACCGGCGGATGCGCTTGGCCGCCTTAAACCGCTTGCTCTGGGGGTTTTTGAAACTGGTGCTTTCATCGAAAACCACCATGTCAAACGGCCAGGCCTGCTGGTAGTAGTCCACCAGCCACTCAAAGTTTTCACGGTTGATGACATAGACATCCGCCGGAGTGTTGAGGGCCTTGATGCGCTTGCTGGCGCTCCCCAGAACGGTGGACACCCGGAGATGCTGGAGGTGGTCCCACTTAGCTGCCTCCTTGCTCCAGGTGGCCTCCGCCACCTTTTTGGGGGCCACCACCAGGACCTTGGCCACCTGCCAGCGGAAATATTTGAGGATATTGACCGCAGACAGGGTGATGACCGTTTTGCCCAGCCCTGGCCGGAGAAACAGCCCCACCGTGGGGTCCTCCACCACCCGCTGGATGCAGTAGGCCTGGTAGTCATGCGGTATGTACTGCATCACCAAAAACCTCCCTCAGAAACTCTTTCACGGCGTCCATCCCATAAAGCACCCGGACATCCGCCCCCCGTTTCTCCAGCTCACTCCTCTGCCATTTCTGCATCTTGGCCAGCCTCCCAATCTCTGTTTTCAGCTCAACATAGACGGTCTTGCCGGTGGGTGTTATGACGATGCGGTCAGGGACGCCCGGATTTCCGGGAGAAACAAACTTATAGCACAGGCCGCCGTGCTCTTTCACCTTGCGGACAAGGTAGCTCTCAATACTGCTTTCCCTCAATTTCCTCAACCTCCAATCTGAGGGGGTGGAACATTTGGAACATTACGCGCGTACATATACGCATACAGGCGGTTTAGAGAGTTTTTATACTCTCTATTTCCTCTATTTTTCAATCAATAGAATTAAATGTTCCAATGTTCCACATAGTCAAAAAAGCCAGTGTTTATAAGGGTTTAGCCCGGAACATTGCCAGGAACATTTAGCGGAACATGTGCCGGAACATTGAAACGCCGTTTTTAAGATGTTCCGGGCAATGTTCCGCCCAATGTTCCGGGGTCAAAAGGCCCTCCGGCGGAGGAAACCACGCTGCTTTCCGCAGTAGCCAAAGCGCATGGAGTTCTTGCTTTTTTCCCAATTCGGGCAAGCCTCAATGATGCTGTTGATTTCCGCCGTGTCGGAGTAGCGGATGTCCCGCTGCTTGCCGTCCAGGGCCTCGCACCACACTTCCAGGGCACACACCCGGTCCCGGTCCACCAGCTTGACCTCACCCTGCACGGCTCCGCCCCAGAACATGCGGCGGCGGTCCAGTGGCCAGCTCTGCCAGTCCTCCGGGACCTGCCGGTCTAAAAAATCCAGGATGACACCCTCCCTGGTGCTCACCTCACGGTGCTCCTCCTGCTTTTGCTTGGCGGCGTCCTCCAGCTCCCCTTTGAGGAAAAGGGGCTCCCCGGTCCTCCAGCGGACCACGGCCTCCGCCCATAACTGGTCAACCTCCTCCGGCAAATCGGACCACACCTTTTTTGTGGCCTGGGCCACGCCCACGTCCACGGGCCAGAAACGGCGGTTGCCGGTGCGGTCTTGGAGATAGTCAGAGGTGTTGGTGGTCCCGAAGAACACGCAGCACCGGGGCAGCTCTTTGACGTGGCGGCCATAGGCGGCCCGGAAACGGTCAGCCCGCAGGGAGAGAAACTGCTTGATGCGGGCAATGTCCGTGCGCCGGAAAGCATCCAGCTCCGCAATTTCCACCAGCCAGACGCCCTGGAGCAGTTCAGAGGCCTCCTTGCCCTCAAAGGTGCGGATGCTGTCATTGAACCAGCCCCGGCTCATCTTATCCAGCAGGGTGCTTTTGCCCAGGCCTTGCGGCCCGGAGAGGATGAGCATGGTGTCATATTTGGTGCCGGGGACCATGGCACGGGTCACGGCGGCGGTGAAAGCCTTGCGGGTCACGGCTCTGGTGTAGGGGGTATCAGCGGCCCCCAGGTAGTCGATGAAAAGGGTGTCCAGGCGGGGCGTCCCGTCCCAGACAAGGCCCTTGAGATAGTCCTGTATCTCATTGAACGCATGGGCGGTGGAGTGCAGGGAAAGCGCCCCGTCAATCTTGCCGTTGCCGGTGATGTGGTGGTAGCGCTCCATGTACCAGTAGAGGCCCTGGTTGTCGTTGTCATCCCAAAAGCGGCGCTCCGTGCGGCTGTCCCAGGGGAGGGCCCCCAGGA